CTGCTGCTGGGAGGAGAGGTTCACTTTGCCGACGCCGAGCCCGCCGCGAACGCCGTACTGGCAGACGAAACAACGCCCGAGGAAGACGCGGAAGAAGCCGCTGTCGCCGGAGACGCTGGCGGAGATGATGGCGCTGGAGAAGCGGAGGGAGTTGCCGCGAGGGTGGGCGCTGGCGAAGAAGATGATCGCTGACGCGCAGGCCGACGCCACGCAACTGTCGCGGGTGCCGAGGGGCGCGGGACGGATAATCGGGAGCGCATGATGCTGCGGACATGGTGGCGCAGAGTACGGCGCTGGCTACAGGTCAGCGTGTGGGACTACGGAGCTTTTCGGGGTTGAGCATAGGCACAGGCCGAGGTCGGGCCGCGCCTTCGCCCCTAGACCGCCGGCGAGAGGAGACAGCCACTTGCCGGATTACACCAGTCTGCGCGGTACCGGGATGGCAGAGACGTAGCCACCCGGCCAAGTGCCTCGACCGAGCCGCGCAGGCAGCAAGCCATACCGGGACCGTCACAGGCGGATTACGGGCCAGCGGTAGGCGGGCATAGCCTGCCTGGGCTAACGGCCACGAGAGACCCAATGGGTGAAAACCCCTACCCCGACCCAAGTATGCGGCGGCCATATTGTGTCGCCGAGCAAACGCCCCTTTGGCAAGGGTCAGTCCCGCGAGGCGATGACCGCCGACGGGTGAGCGGTAGCCCAAAGAAGCCGCACATTGGTTGGACTCCTGCGTCGGCAGGAGCGGCTACGGATGCGTCACCATCGCGGTAGCCGACCCAAGCGGGGCGCTAATCGACGCATAATCGCCGCAGACATGGCAGCTAATCGCCGCACGCGCCCCGCAGAGAATCGACACAGGCATGGCCGAGGTTGTGGTTGGCCGGGACTGCCCAGCCACGTAAAACAACTCCACGGTGTGCCTGTCTACGAGAGGGGTGGCGATGCACCACGGCGACCTCTGTGTCTCGGGCTGCCATCCAGTCCCGCAGGCCGCGATAACGTCGCGCAGGTGCTAGCCGCCCCGCTGCAATCACCGGCTGAGTAGCCGATAACCGATAGGACGCAACAGAGAGCCACCTTCACGGGTGGCTTTTCTGATTCCGGTGGCAGGCAGGGCGTGTACCTCGCCCGTCGCGCCCTCCTGCCGCCAGAAAGAACGGGCGAGAACGATGGCGACAATACAGCGGGCCTACAAGACCGCGCTCAAACCAACGAAGGCGCAGCAGGCGAAGCTGCTTCACTACTCAGACGTAGTGCGCTTCTGCTACAACCTGTTCCTGTCGCAGAGTGAAGAGGCCTACGCGGCTACCGCTAAGCGCCCCTTCACAAGCGCACTCATCAAGCAGTTCCGGGCGAACCGCCCCGAGTGGACGGCGGGAGCCTGCAGTCGCTGTGAAGAGACGGCGGCACGAATGTTGGATGGCGGGTACAAGAAGTTCTTCGAGTACCACAAGACGGGGAAGCTCTCCACCATGCAGAAGGGCAAGCGCCCCCGCAAAGATGGCAAGCCCCACGGCTTCCCGCGCTTCAAGTCGCGCTTCGATGGGCCTGTCGCCTGCAAGTTCTGGGGTGTGAAGCCTGAGCATGTGCGCGAAGACGCGATCCGGCTGCGGGGTCTCGGATGGCTAAAGCTCCACGAGAACGGCTACCTGACGACAGAGGGCGCGAAGCTCAACTGTGTGGCCGTGAGCTGTCGGGCGGGGCGCTGGTTCGTTAGCCTACAGGTTGAACAAGATGGCGCGACTGAGCGGGCACAGGGAGCGCCGGTTGGTGTAGATGTGGGCGTGAAGACATTGGCGGTCACGTCCGATGGCAGGCAGTTCGAGAACCCGAAGGCGCTTAGGCGGTCGCTGCGCCAACTGGCGCGGTTGAACCGTAAGCTCGCCCGACAAGAGAAGGGGAGCAGCCGGCGGGCCGACACCAAGGAACGCCTGGGCAGGCTGTACTACCGCATTACTAACGTGAGGCAGGACGCCACGCACAAGGCGACCGCCGAGATCATCGGCGTCAACCGGCCTGCCGAGGAACGCCCTGCGGCGGTAGGCATTGAGACCCTGAACGTCAAGGGGATGCTGCAGAACCGCCGCTTGTCGCGGGCCATCAGTGACGCGAACCTGTCTGAGTTGCATCGGCAGTTGCGGTACAAGGCGGAGTGGCATGGCAGTAGCATCATTGAAGCTGACCGTTTCTACCCGTCGAGCAAGACGTGCAGCGACTGCGGGCATATAGTGGCGGAGTTGAAGCTGTCAGAGCGAACGTTCCACTGCCCCGAATGTGGGGCGGTGCGTGATCGTGACGAGAATGCCGCAGTGAACCTGCAAAAGCTTTGTAGAGTGTAAGCCGCGGGGAAGCACTCCGAGGCTCTAAACGCGCGTGGAGTGTCGAGACCCCGCAGATGTTTGCGGAGGCACTGTGAAACGCGAACCTCGCTCATAGTGGGCATAGACGGGCGATTCTTCATTGTCTCGCCCCCGCGGGCGGGGAGTGCTGGCGCCCTGCCGGGGGCGACCGTGGCAGAAAGAAGTCTCGCCCACACGGGCGGGGAGTGCTGGATCCGGCTCCCCCGATCGGAAACACTCCCGGTCTCGCCCACACGAGCGGGGAAAGTTGGCAAGCGTGACATCATGGCCGAAGACAAAGAAGAGGAGCCTACCAGGAACGAGACTCCGGCGGCAGCGCGGGCCTTCGAGGACTATTGGGACATGGGGGAAGAACGGTCTCTGCCTAAGTTGGCAGTCGCTTACAGCGAACGGACAGAAGACGGTCAGGCACACGCGCTGTCAACGCTCAAGGAGTGGTCGTCTGTTCACGGATGGCAGGAGCGGGTAAAGCAACGCGACGCCGAGGCAGCAGCGGAACGGCGCGCCGCGCTCAACCGTCGAGCGACACGCTTTCGGGCACACCTGCTTGACGGTCTGGAGACGGACATTCGGCTCAAGTTGCAGGAGCTGCAGTCCGGGTCTCCAGTCTTGGTGCAGGATGCGAACGGGCTGGACAAGATGGCGAAGTTATACTTCCAACTTGCCGAACAGCCGCTGGTGGACGCGCAGTCCATCGGTTTGCACGGGGTAGAGGACAAGCCACCCGTCGCCTTCGCCCACCTCACCGCCGAGGAGGCGATGGCGATACTCGGCAACGGTGGCCCGTACAAGCACGAGGGCGGCGATGGTAGCGATGAGCCAGACGACGGCGGAGCAGACCAGAGCAATTGAGGCGCTGCTGGCCGACGCCGCGACCCGTGACAGCGTAGCCTTCTGCAAACTATACCGGCCCTGTGTGACGCACCCGACGCGGGGCGTGGTGCAGTTCGTGCCGTGGACGTTCCAGGCGGAGTACATGCAGGCGCTCGACGCCGGCGGCCCGGTGCTGTCGGTCAAGCCGCGGCAGTGCGGGTATAGCACGACGGTCATGATTCAGAAGCTCGCCCGGTGCCAGACGCCGGGGCGCACGGTGCTGGTGGTCTCGCGCAAGGAGGCGACCGCGAAGGAGTTGTTGCGGATCGCCCGGCAAGCCGCGTTCTCCTGCAACCCGCCCTTCCCGGTGTCGCTGACGGTTGATAATACACTGGAGCTGGGCTTCGCGAACGGGAGCCGGATTCTTGCCGAGAGCGCCTCCGAGAACGCAGGCCGCACGACCTCCGCCTCCGATGTGGTCTTTGATGAGTTCGCGTACTTGCCGTGGCAGGCCGAGATGTGGCAGTCGGTGCGCCCGACGGTGAGCCGGTCGGGCAATGTGGCGGTACTCAGCAGCCCATCGCTCGAAGGCGACCTGTTCCACTCCCTCTCCCTACAGGCGCAGGTAGCGGGTAGCGAATGGCGCTACTTTCACCACACCTGGCGCGATGTGCCCGAGTATGACGAGGCGTGGTATGCGCGGGAGCGCCCGCAGTACACGGGGGCGCAGTGGGGCGAGGAGTTCGAGGGCCAGTTCGGCAGCAGCTCCGATGCGGTCTTCCGCGCCGAGTACATTGACGCGGCGCTGGAGCGGGGCGCGAGCCTCTGTTCCAGCATGGGCACCGAGCAATCTGACCGCAAGGGCATCGCGCTCGGGGCTGACGTGTCTGGCGAGGGCCGCGACCAGAGCGTCATTGTCTACACGACGGAGGCAGGGGGGCTTTACTGTCCCGAGGTCTATGGGTCCTGGGATGTGCTGCCCGCACCCATACTGCAAGGGCACATGGAGGCGGCACAAGCGCACTTCAGGGTGCCGCTGTGGATAGACCAGACGGGCATTGGCTGGGGTATCCGCCAGAACCTCACCTGCGAGAGCGTGGGCGTGGTCTTCACCGGGGGGCAGACGGAGACCCACGATCCGGCAACCGCGACCTGGCACGTCTCGCGCACCAAGCTGGTGACCAACGCGATACTGTTGTTTGAGCAGGGGCAAGTCGCTATCCCTCCGGGGCAGGAGCAGCTGGTCATGGGCCTGCGCTCCTACCGCTGGGACAAGCGGGCCGGGGTCAACGCGGACTATGTGGACGCGCTACTCCTGGCTCTGTGGGCAGCGACACAATCGGGTTCAAAGGGCGTTTGGGCATACTAACCATGAATCTTTTCTCCTGGCTCAAGCGCAAGCCCGACGCGACAACTGACTTCACCGCTGTGTTTGACGTGGCGCTGCAGAAGGCCCTCGCTGGCGTGGACGACCGCGAGGCCATGCGCCTGATCCGGGGCCTGAATCCACAGACGGCCAGCGATGTAGACGCGAGCAACTACCTGCGGGCGTATCAGACCAGCCTGTGGGTCAACGCCTGCACGGTGGCGATAGCGGACGCCTGTTCGGCGGTGCCGCTGAAGCTGCGGCGGCGCGACACCAGCGAGGACATTGACAAGCACGACATACTCAACCTCCTGCAGCGCGTGAACGACACGGAGGACTGGCCCTGGTTCATCGGGGCGCTGGTCTCCTACCGGCAACTGGCGGGCGAGGCGTTCATCATACTGGGGCCGAACGCTGCGAAGCCGGCGGCCATGTACCTGCTGCGACCCGACCGCATGATGCCGAACGTCACGGGCGGGCGCATCTCCGAATGGGTTCACACAATCGGAGCGGACAAGCAGCATATTCCCGCCGAGGAAGTCATCCAGTGCAAGCGGTGGAGCCCGACGAATGACCTGCGCGGCCAGCCGGTCCTACAGGCGGGCGAGGTTTCGCTGAACCTGGACATGGCGGTGCGCAAGTTCAATAACTCGTATCTGCGCGGCGGGGCCATCCCGCCGTTCATGCTGACGGCTGACGGCGACCTGAGTAAGGACCAGGTGGCGCTGATTGAGAAGGCGTGGGATGAGAAGCATAGCGGCGTGGACAAGGCCGGCAAGCCGTTCATCCACGGGCGCGGCCTCAAGTTGGAGGTCCTGAGCGACAGCAAGAAGGAAGGCAGCTTCGTTGACCTCGCCAAGCTGAGCAAGGGCGAGATAATGGCGCTGTTCAAGGTGCCGCCGATCATCGTTGGCGACTATAGTGACGCCAGCGTGCTCGCCAATGCCGCCGTACAGGAGAAGCAGTTCTGGCAGCGCACCATTCTCGGCGGCGAGATGCGGCAGATACTCGGGACACTCAATGAGCAACTGGTGTCCCGGTGGGACCGCAACCTGGAACTGTACGCCGACGAGGCGTCCATGCCGGAGCTGGCCGAGGACGAAGGTGAGCGATGGGCACGTGTGAGCGCGGCAGTGGGCGGTCCGTTCCTGACGGTCAACGAGGGTCGCGAGCGGTTGCAGATGGGGCCGCTGGGGCCGGAGGGCGACGTAGTGTACGTGTCGCCGCAGTTGGTGCCGCTGGGCAGTGAGCCCGAGCCGCTGCAGGCGCTGCTATCCGCACCCGCTGAAGCACAACAGATTGATAACGCCCTTAAGACGGTGTTGGGCCTATACGCAGACGAGGCAGCTGACGCCACGATGGAGGCGGCGCGGCAACGGTGGCTACAGAGTGGAAGCGAGGAGGACAAGCAGGCGTTTATGCGTCTGTTGTCTGACTTCGCACCCACACCAAAGCCGCCGGAGCCCCCTCCGCAGAAGGTCGCCAGTGTGCTGACGTTGCGCCACAAGAGCCTCGTGGGCGAGTACGGTAGCGATGCCCACAAGGCGCACTTCAAGGCGTTCACAGACCGCCTGGAGCCGCAGGTAGTGCGGATGCGCCGGACGGTCGGGGACATTAACGAAGACCTGCTGAACGAGGTCATCGCCAACCTGGAGGCCGAGGGCGGCAAGGGCCATCGCGTGACGGTGCCGGACCTGCGCATCAAGGCCGTGGCGGACCAGTACCTGTTTGACCTGGACGCGGCCAAGGGCATCTATCGCAAGGAACTCATGCCGCAGATGAAGTACGTCATGGGCGACGGGGCGGAGCGGGCCATTGCGGAACTGGGCGGCGGTTCGTTCGACCTGACCGACCCGCGCGTCATTGACTGGCTGGCGAAGAAGGAACTCAAGATCACGACGCTGCCGGAGACGCTGTATGATAGCATCCACCTGCACCTGAGCCAGGGCGTCGAGCAGGGCCGCACCATTCAACAGATCGCCGGGGACCTGCGCGACCTGCAGCCCATGTACAAGCGGAGCTTCGCCGAGCGCATCGCGAGGACAGAGGTGGTCGGCGCGAACAACGCCGGCTCGTTGGAAGCGTATCGGCAGAATGATGTGAAGCAGAAGGAGTGGAGCACGGCGGGAGACGAAGAGGTACGCGTGGATCATGTTGCCGCGCACGGGCAGGTAGTGCCGGTCAACAAGCCGTTCATCATAGGGGGGAAGGAGATGGACGCGCCGGGCGACCAGAGCGCGGGGCCGGCGCAGGTGTGCAACTGTTTCCTCGATGGACAGGTTCCGGTCTTCACGGACAAGGGATGGAAGCACATCGCCTCGATCCGTCCTGGCGACATGGTGCTGACCCACAAAAATCGCTTCCGCAAGGTGCTTCGCCTGTCGCCGCAACCGACATACCAGGGCGATGCAGTCAAGTTGCGGATAGCTGTCTACAACGGCAAAGGCGTCCAAGGCAAGACCGTGCTGGTGACGCCGGAACACCCCTTCGCAACGTCGGCAGGGTGGAAGTTGGCGAAAGACTTCAAGCCCGGCGATAAGGTGTTGGTGGCCGCGTTGCCGTGCATTGAGTGCGGAGAGCCAGCGCCGCTATTCCGAGGGAGCGGGTATTGCAGCAAGCGGTGCCACTCACTTGCTATCACGCAGCGGCAGTGGAGCGATCCTGAACACCGCCGCAATGTGTCTGAGAAGGCCAGTGCACAATTGCACCGCGAGTATGCTTCCGGCATCCGCGACCCGCAGACCATAGCGGTACAAGCGCGGAAAGTGGGGTTTGCGAAGTACGGGCCGGGCGGGTACATGGCACAGATGACGACAGAGGAACGGGCGCGAGGCGAAGAAGCCATCTGCCAGAAGTACGGGTCAAAGGCAGAAATGATTCGCCAGACCCTGTGGCCCGCGCTGGGGAAGCGCGACAAGTGGACTGCCATCGAGAAATCAATGGCAGGCTTCCTCGGCAGGTGTGGGCGGCAGTACGTCCCGCAGTACGCTGTCGGGCGTCGGCGCGTAGACTTCTATGTTCCGGCAGAGAAGCTATTCGTGGAGTGCGACGGCGTGCAGTGGCACCAAGACGAAGAAGCCGAGCGCCTGCGCGACATCGAGATACTACGTCAGTATCCCGACCATTCCATTGCTCATGTCACCTATGGGCAGGGTGACAAAGGCCAGCCAGTGTGGAAATACCGCGATCTGACGACACTCAACCACGAGGGTCAGTACACGACGCTCGAAGCAGACGTTGTGGCTGTCACAATAGCCCCGCTGAAGAAGGGGCGGAAGACATTCAACTTCGCTGTTGAGGAAGACGAGTCCTACGTGGCAAAGGGTTACGTTTGCCACAACTGCAGATGCGCAGTTTTGCCAGTAGTCGAGTGAACGGAAGGGGCAGACAATATGAGTGAGCCAGCGTTCGCAGATGACGCCAGACTGAGTTACCAGATACGCACCATGCTCAAGCTGGGCAACTATCCACAGCTGGACATGATGCAGGAATGGTTAGCTAAGGCGCAGGAGATGGAAGACGCGCTGGCCGTTCCCGAGGGGTTGACCGAGGCGGGTGCGCGGGCCATTGACGAAGCCTGCAGCGCGCCCGAGCCCGCGCCGCCCAAGGCCCTGCGGTATCTCATCGCCCGGAAGTTCGGCGTGGAGATGGAGGACGTATCGACCGAGCAGGCGCAGGCCATCGCGGCGATCATCAAGGCGTGTGGCGGGCAGGTGCCGGGGGACCACACCTCGACCGTCTCCTTCGACACCGAGAAGTTTAAGCGTGCGTTTGAGCGGATGCGCAAGGAAGCGTCCACGCCGGAGCCGGAACCGTGGGCGGAGGCGGAACGCGTCCTAGAGGCCGCTGTCACTAGCAGGAAACTCCGCAGTTGGGACGTGGGCCAACACGGCACATACTCGGAGTATACGATGCTGTGGCCCTCGGATAGCGGGGCCTATTGCCACTCCCTGAATCACCTCAGTCGCAGGCTGCTGCCGCCGAGGCGGTGGCGTTCCTGGCGACTCTCCCGGAACCGGAACAGGAGCCGGAGCCAGGCGAGTACACCGTGACCGTCTCCTTCGACCCGGACAAGGTGGAGTGCCCGCTGGCGCGGGTGTGCAAGGACCTGTGCGAGGGGTTAGCGGAGGCGGTCGTCTGCACGCCGGAGCCGACAGAACATTGACACGGAAGGGGCAGTCAGATGATGTGGGGCAAAGGGTTCGGAAGACAGGGCATTATGACGGTCAAGAAGCTGCACGCCATACTCGGCGACTTGATTGACGAAGGCGATCCTGGCCTATTCGTCCACGGCGTTGACCGCAT